GGTGGCGGGCTTCGCGAAATCTCGCTACTTATCAGGGAGTTCCCAGAGCAGGGTTGTTGATGATGGCCTATGGCAAGCGATAAGCCAAGCGTCCGCCGCGATGTCCTACTGAATGCGCGCCAGTGCTCTGAGGCAATCGGGATCTCCTACAACGCGTTCTCAAAGTGGGGCGTCCCGGTCCACTCCGAGGACGGCCGGCAGAAGTTGTTCCTTCTGAAGGATGTTCTGGAGATCTACCGACGGCGCATCGAGCGCGAGCTGCGCCCCGGGATAGAGAAGGACTTGAGGGCGGAGGCGGCCGGCGCCGCAGGTGAGGATGGCGATCTGGATCCCTTCCTGGTCAAGGTGCAGCTCGACAAGCAGCGTACCCGGCTTACCGATGCGCAGGCCGAGAGCCAGGAGATGAAGAACCAGATGATGCGGCACGAGATCGCACCGTTCGGGTTCTTCACGTTCGTGTTGGCCCGGGCCGCGAACGGCATAGCCAGCGTCATGGATGGACTGCCGTCGGAGCTGGTGAGAAAGCTGGCGCTTAAACCGCAACAGGTGGACAAGGTCCGGGCGGTTACCGCCGGGGCATCTGAAGCCATTGCCGCCCTGGGCGATGATGATTGGGTGGCAGCGCGGTATGACGAGTATCTCGCAGAAACAGATCAGTAACGCCGCCACATCGATACGCCTTGCGCTCGACGTACTGATTCGCCCGGCGCCGATCGCGCTGGCGGACTGGGCCGACGCCAACTTCTACATGTCGGCGGAATCCTCCTACGCCGAGGGCCCCTGGCGTACGCTGCCGTTCCAGCGCGTTCCTCTGAACCTGATGGGCAACGAGCAAGTCGAGGAGCTGGATGTATTCAAGTCGGCCCGGGTGGGCTACTCGAAGATGATCATGGCCAGCGTGGCCTACCAGGTCGAGCACAAGAAGCGGAACCAGATCATATACCAGCCGACGGATGCCTCGGCGGGCAGCTTCATGAAGGAGCATGTCCAGCCGATGATCCGGGATGTACCGGCGGTGCGCGGGCTGGCCAGCTGGTTCGGCAAGAAGCATCCGAACAACACGCGAGACAGCAAGACGTTCGACAATCGCCGCAAGCTCTGGGTCATGGGCGGCACCTCGGCAAAGAACTACCGGGAGAAATCAGCCGACACCGTATACATGGACGAGCTCGACGGCTTCGATGAGGACATCGAGGGCGAGGGCAGGCCGGATCACCTCGCCGGGAAGCGGAACGAGGGCAGCTACTTCAAGAAGCTGATCTGCGGATCCACGCCGACCGAGGAGAGCAGGTCGCTTATCGCCAGTCGGGCGAAGACGGCGGACTGCCTGCTGCGGTGCCACATTCCGTGCCCGCACTGCAGTCACTATCAGCACCTGGTATTTGACAACCTGCGGATGCTTGATCCGGGCGATCCGATGACCACGCAGTATGCCTGCGAGGAGTGTGGGGCATTCTTCACCTACCAGCAGAGCCAGGAGGTGCAGACCGACTGCGTCTGGCGGGATCCAGATACGGGCCTGACGACGCAAGACGGCATCGAGTTTACCGACATCGACGGCAACCCTGTTGATGCGCCGCGGCACGTCGCGGTCCATATCTGGTCCGCCTACAGCCCGATGACGGACTGGTCGCGGATCATGCGCGACTTTCTTGCTCGAAAGGGAAGTCCGACCGAGCTGAAAACATGGGTCAACCAGACCCGCGGGGAGACTTGGAAGGAGAAAGGCGACACGCCGGATTGGGAGCGCCTCTACGAGCGAACCCGGGGCACCGAATACCGGCAGAACGTGGTGGCCGACTGGGTCTGCCTAATCACGATGGGTGTGGATGTCCAGCGATCACCTGGCCGCCTTGAGCTGGAGGTCGTCGGATGGGGCCCGGGCCGCCGATCGCAGAGCATTGACTACCGAGTGTTCCCCGGCGACACGTCGGATCTCGGGCCATTGGGTCCCTGGGCTGAACTGCGAAAGCTGATCAGCGGTGCGACATGGCAGCACAGCAGTGGCGTGCATCTGCCGATCGCGTGCTCCGCGATCGACTCTGGTGACCAGACGCAGACGGTGTACACCTTCTGCCGCGAGTTCGCGCAGCCACAGGCGTTACCGATCAAGGGCGAGCAGAACCTCACCACCCTCATCGGCATACCTAAGCCGGTGGACGTCAACGAGCGAGGCCGGAAGCTTCGCCGCGGCGTGATGCTCTGGGGTGTTGGGGTCAACCTTCTGAAGACCGAGCTGTATAGCTGGCTGAAGCTGAAGCGGCCCACCGAGGAAAGCGGCGAGCCGTTACCGGCAGGCTGGTGTGAATTCCCTGAATACGGGGAGGAGTACTTCAAGGGCCTGTGCGGTGAGCAGCTGGCGCGCCGGAAGAATCGCGCCGGGTACACGGTCTGGCAGTGGGAGAAGATCTACGAGCGCAATGAGCCGCTGGACTGCCGGGTGTATGCCCGGGCGGCGGCCGCGATCAAGGGAATCGACCGCTGGACCGATGACGACTGGACCGCTCTGCGTGAGTCGCTCGGGATCCTCAAGGCGAAGCCGGAGGATGGCGTCGAGACGAAGCACGGCGTGACCTTCAAGAAATCAGAATTCTGGAATTGATATATGGCGTACACACAGGCACAGCTCACAGCGCTGCGGGATTCGTATGCCCGCGGGATTCTGGAGGCAACGCTTCCGGACGGCAGCAAGGTCCGCTACCGCTCGCTCGATGAGATGCAGCGCGTGATCGCCGACGTGGAGTCCACCCTAGGCATCCGAGCAAAGCACACCAACGTCACATACCCGAGCCACAGCCGAGGCTTCTGATGTCCGATAAAACCTCATTCACTGAGCGTGCGCTGCTCTCGGTCGCGCCGTCGTGGGCGGCCTCCAGGGCACGGTCGCAGCGGGAGTACGTGCAGCACAAGTCTGCTATGTCCGTGCTGCGCAAATACGAAGCCGCCAGCACCGGCCGACGCAACGATGGGTGGGTCAGGCCAGGCACGAGTGCGAATTCCGAGATCGCGGTATCCGCTTCGGCGTTGAGGAATGGTGCGCGCCAAATGGTGCGTGACAACGGCCATGCCGCAAACGCCGTCAATGTGCTGGTGGCCAACACCATCGGCACCGGAATCCGACCGGAGTTCGAAGCAAGCAGTGACGCCGGCTCTCGCGCCTTCACCGAACTGTGGGAGCAGCACGTCGCGCAGGATGGGAGCGGGGCCGAGGAATCTGGCAACTTCTACGCCCGACAGGCTATCGGCTTTCGGTCAATCGTGGAAAGCGGCTCGGTCCTTGAGAGGTTCCGACGGCGCAGGCAGTCGCGGTTCGCCCTGCCGTACCAGGTGCAGATGCTGGAGCCCGACTTTCTGGACATGACGCTGCGGGACTATCGCGGCAACCTGGTCGTGCAGGGGAAAGAGCTATCAAACACCGGCGAGGTGATCGCGTACCACATCTATAAGGCGCACCCGGGCGAGCAATACCGGGGATTACGTTCCTCTTGGTCCAGCGTGCGCGTGCCGGCAGAGCAGATCGCGCACGCCTACCGACTTGACCGACCCGGGCAGCTGGATGGCGCGAGTTGGTTTGCGCCAATCATGACCGACCTGCGTGACCTTGCAGACACCCGTGACGCCTACCAGCTGCGCCAGAAGATCGCCGCATGCTACGCCGTATTCGTGCACGAGTCAGAGCCAGGGGCCGGGACAAGCCACGCCGGCCAGCCGATCAGCGACCGCATAGAGCCGGGCCGCGTCGAATCGCTACCGCCCGGCAAGGACGTGACATTTGCAACGCCGCCCGGGGTCGAGGGCATGTCCGACTTCGACCGCGCCCAATTGATGACGATTGCCGCCGGCCTAGGGATGCCATACGAAGCACTGACAGGTGACTTGCGGAACGTGAGCTTCCTTTCAGGCCGCATGGGCTGGCTGGCCTTCTACAAGAACATCGACCAATGGCGAACGCATACCGTGATTCCTCGTCTTTGTCGCCGGGAGTTGGAATGGTTCCTCGAGGCCGCGGCGGTGGCCCGGGGTATCCGGGAGCCTGTTCGTGTGCACTGGGTATCCCCAAGCCGCGACCTTCTTGATCCAGGCAAAGAAATCAAAGCCCTGCGCGAGGAAATGCGCCTCGGGGCACTCAGCTACGGCGACATGGTCCGCATGCGCGGTCGTGACCCGGAAGTGGTCATCGCCAGCATGGAGCGCTGGAAGCGCGAGCTGGATAAGCGAGAACTCTATTTCGATTGGGATTGCAGCCGGTTCTCCATGGCCGGGAATCTGAACGAGGCACTGAAGGAGGAAACCGAAGATGCCTGAAGCACTGACAGAGACCCGGGAGGTGCCGATGCTCGATGTTCGGGCGGCGCCAGCCCCGGAAACATTTGACGCGGAGCAGCGCACCGTCACTTTCATCGCCAGTACGGGTGCCCGCGGGCTTCGCCGCAGCTGGATGCGTGGCGACTACTACGAAGAACTGGACATGACTGATGCGTCGATCCGTATGGACCGGCTCAACAACGGCGCGCCGTTCCTGAACACGCACTCCAGCTGGGAAGTCGGCGACGTTCTTGGCGTGGTCGACCGCGCCTGGGTCGAGAACGGGCAGCTCATGGTGTCCGTGCGATTCAGTCAGCGAGAGGACGTCGCGTCCATCCTTGCGGACGTTGGCGACGGCATCCTGCGCCACGTGAGCATCGGCTACATGGTGCACGAGTACCAGGTCACCGAGAAACAGGGCGAGCTCGATGTTTATCGGGCCGTCGACTGGGAGCCGATGGAAGTATCCCTCGTCCCCATGGGCTTCGATGACGCTGCGGTCTCCCGCAGTGCGGAGCGCAAAAGTAGTCAGGCAAAGATTGTTAAACGGGCCGTCGGGCCCACAACCGAAGGAGAGGCCAATATGCCTACCGAAGAAGTACGTTCGACCGAAACCCCGGCGGCCACTGAAACCCCGGAATCCACTATCACGCAGGACGATGTAACCCGCGCCGCCAATGATGCCAGCCAGCGCGCTGTGCAGACAGAGCGTACGCGAGTCTCGGAAATCCAATCGGCAGTCCGTGCCGCGAGACTGGACAGCGAGTTCGCCGACGAGCTGATCCGGGAGGGCGTAACCGTTGACGCAGCCCGCCAGCAGATCATCGAGCGCTGGGCAGATCAGGACACATCGGAGGAGGTCAGCGGTGTCCGTTCCAGCGTTGACCATCGCGTGGTCGAGGACATGCGTGGTGCCGCCACGAATGCTCTGCTTTCACGCGGCGGTGTAGAGACGCTGACCGATCAGGGACGGCAGTTCGGCGGCATGTCACTCCTACGGCTCTGCGAGGATCTGCTGCAGCGGCAGGGCGTGGATGTCAGGGGCATGTCATCCCGCGAGATCGCAACGCGCGCACTGTCCACCTCGGACCTGGCCAACATCGCTGGCGCTGTGTTCAATCGCACGCTGCTGATGGGCTACGAGAGCGCGCCCCGCACGTTTGTCGGTGTATTCCGCCAGGCGTCGGCCAGCGACTTCCGCGCAGTCAACCGCGTGCGCCTGTCCGGTGCTCCTGCCCTCGAGGAGGTCAAGGAAAACGGCGAGTTCAAGTACGGCAAGGTGTCAGACGAGAAGGAAACCTACTCGCTGGCAACCTACGGCAAGATCCTGCCGTTCACTCGCCAGACCATCATCAACGACGACATGGACGCCCTTACTCGGGTACCCATGATGTTCGGTCGGGCCGCGGCGGACCTTGAGTCCGACTTGGTCTGGGCGATCCCGGTCGACAATGCTGTGCTTCAGGACGGCACGGCTTTGTTCGACGCCGACCACGGCAACCTTGCGGCCTCGGGCGGCGCCATTGGCACCGGCACGATCGGCACCGCGCGTGCCGCGATGCGCAAGCAGACCGGCATGGAAGGTCGTCTGATCAACGTGATGCCCCGGCATGTGATTGTTGGCGCGGATGCTGAAACCGAGCTGGAGAAGTTCCTTACGGAGATTCGCCCCTCGGAGCAGGCAAACGCCATCCCGACGTCCATGCGCAGCCTGAACCCTGTAGTTGAGCCGCGCCTCACCGGCAACGCATGGTACATCGCTGCCGACTTCAACCAGGTGGATACAATTGAGTATTGCTACCTGGAAGGCAATCAGGGCGTCTACATCGAAACCCGCGAGGGCTTCAACATCGACGGCATAGAGATCAAGGCGCGCCACGACTTCGCGGCGAAGGCCATTGATTATCGCGGCCTGTACAAGAACCCGGGCGCCTAACCGTCCATGACCCCATAGCGGCACCTTCGGGTGCCGTTTTTCATTGAATCTGAGTAATGGAGGGCACGCACATGGCGGCCAATCACAAATCGAAGGGCTCCACCATTGAGTGGACGAACGGAGGCAGTGCGGTAGTTAGCGGCGCTGTCGTTATTGTCGGCGGTCTCGTCGGCATCGCTGCGGTGGATATCGGTGCTGGTGAAACTGGCACGGTACACATCACAGAGGTGTTCGAGGCGCCATGCAACAGCGCGGACGTGATCAGCCAGGGGCAGACCCTGACATGGGACGCTTCTGCGGGAGAGTTCGTCGACACCAACACCCCGGCCGCCGGTGACAACGCAGGTGGCGTCGTCGCGATGACGGCTGCCGGCAATGGCGTGACAACGGTAGAAGTACAGCTCCTGCCCGGTAACGGCTCAACCACGTAAGCGGTGACAGTCGATGTTTGATGATCTGGCCCGGGAGGTGGCCGGCACCCTGTCCGGGGTGTTCGGTCGTACCTGCGTCTTTGAGCGACCTGACCAATTCCGCGCGGATGTGCCTTTGGTGCTCCGCCGGGATGTCGAAGTCGTAGACGAGTCGGGCCAGATTTCCCGAATTAACTACGTCGCGCGGATTGCCCGTTGCGATGTGAATTTCGACCCAAAGCGGGGTGATGTGTTCGTGTATGACTGCGTCGCCTACACCCTTGGGCGGCGATTATCCGATAACGGCTATTTTCTGGAATACGAGGCCACCGCGTGATCGATGTCCGATTTGACAACCTGGACGCAGTTCGCCAGGCCTACGATCCGGCGGTTGTGGAGAAGGCCACGTTCTCAGCAGTCAAGAAGCTGCACAGCAAGGCAGCTACGCGCGTCAGTAAGAGCGTGCGGGGCACGTACAATATCAAAGCTGGACAGCTCAAGGTTGCCCTAAAGAAGCGTGTGCGCACACAGCAGGGCGTCCCGTCAGGATTCCTGATTTACACCGGCGGGCGAATCTCTCTGCGGCAGTTTGCTGTCGGTGGTGCCATGCCGAAAAAGTCCAATCAGCCGATCAGGAAGGGCGCCCGAGGATCACGCAAGGGCGTCCGGGTTCGCGTGGTCAAAAGCCGCGGCAGCTACGTGGTGAAAGGTGGATTCTGGGGTAAGGGCCGGGTTGGTAAAGAAGACGGCATCGGACAGTACCAGATATTCCAGCGCATCGGTGCGGCCCGCCTGCCTATCCGCAAGCTCACCGGCCCCTCAGTTGCACATATGGTGCGCGGCAAGGCCGGCATCGATGAGATCAACAGCATGATGGCGCAGGACGCCGATAAGACGCTCGCCAACGAGCTCGACCATTTCCTGCAGCGGCAGATAGGAATCCGATGATCCACACGGCATTCATAGCGCACCTTGAAGGTGCGGGTCTCGCCGCGCCTGTGAAGAACGCATTCACCACTGAGCCGGTTGAGAACTACGACGAAGACTTCCCCGTCGTGATGGTCTTCCCGAATTCCGAAACCTTCGGCGAGAGCGGTTACGACAACGTGACGATTCAGGAGCAAGTCGCGGAGGTTATCTGCATGGTCGGCTGCGAACTGACAGACATCGAGGATCGCGTCCGCGAGCTGCGGGCCGCCGCGGTGGGATGGAAGCACCCGAACGCCAACGGGCAGGAATGGGATGCAATGGAGGCCGGCGGCGGCGAATTGATCGGCCTCAGCGGCAAATACATCTGGTGGCGCGAGACCTTCACGGCGCGCACTCAATTCAGACAGACCTAGGAGGACGCCATGAACCGCAAGGGTGGCAGGTACATGAAGCAAAAGGACGGCAGCGTTAAGCGGGTGGAGTGCACCCGGTCTGCCAGAGAGGCGGCAATCGTCGCAGCGCAACCGACGGCCAAGCCCGTCCAGAAAGAGGTGACGCCGAATGAAGACGCGTAAACGATTTATCCTCGCAAAGATTGAGGACACATACGGCACGGACCCGACGCCCACCGCGGGGCTGAATGCGATCCTGACCACCGGCCTGCAGCGCACCATCTACGACGGCAACACAGTCGAGCGCAATCTGGACCGCGCGACCCTGGGGCTGGACGAGCAGATCAATACGGGGCCTTTTGCGCGGGTGGAATTCGGGGTCGAGCTGGCAGGATCTGGCACTGCCGGAGATGCCCCCGCGTGGGGCCCATTACTGCGCGCCTGCGGTTTCGCTGAGACGGTCTCGGCATCCACAGACGTCGAATACGCGCCGGTCTCCGAGGACTACGAGTCGGTCACGATCTATTACGACCAGGACGGCGAGCGTCAGATCATCAAGGGCTGCCGCGGGTCTGTGCGGCTGATGACGAGCCCGGGCGCCATTCCGATGTTGATGTTCACCTTCATCGGCTTCTATGCGAGGCCCACGGCCATCACGGCGGTCACGCCCGATGTCTCCAGCTTCATAGTGCCCCTGCCGGTGAATAACACCAACACCCCGACCTGTACGCTGGATGCCTACGACGCCATCGTCCAGGCCATGGAGATCGATTGGGCTGGCGAAACGCCTTACCAGAACTTCGTGAACCTCGAGGAGGTGTTCATTGTGGACCGGGCTCCTGCCGGCAACATGACGCTGCTGGCGCCTCGGATCGGCACGAAGAATATGTTTGAGCTCATGGAGAGCAACTCGGGTGTCACGAAGTCCGCGCTCACCATGGTTCACGGCATCACGGCTGGCAATATCGTGACCATTGCGGCGCCGAAGGTGCAGCTGTCCGGTATCACGGAGACCGACATCAATGGCGAGCTGGGCTATCAGACCCAGGCGCGCCTTCTTCCCGACAGCGGTGATGACGAGCTGACCATCACCCTGACGTAACGATTACGGCCCACCACGTTATTACGTCCCATTGCCTGGCGTCCGCGCGAGCGGGGCGTGGTGGTGCCGTTCTATCCACAGGCAATTACAAGGCATAGGGCAATACTATGGTAGTACTAAAGGGTGTTAAGTCTGAACTGGACGTCAAGATCGCCGTGGAGGTTGACAGCGATCTCGGTCGAACCACGCAGGTTAAGTTTATCGCTAGATTCAGGAAGCCGGGTATCACTGAAGCGAAGACCCTCATGGACAGACTTTCGTCTAACGAGGGTGTCGATGATCAGACGCTGATGCAAGAGTATCTGCTGGGCTGGCGGGATGTGGTAGATGACAGCGGCGAGCCGGTCGAGTTCAGCGAAGAGAACGTCAACGCGATGCTGGAGGCCAGAGAGTATCGGTCGGCGCTTTCATCGGCTCTGCTGTCTGTCGTTCTCGGCAAGCAGGCCCTGGCAAAAAACTCTTAGAGGCTGGCCGCGCATGGGCAAGATCCATGCAGCAGGACCAGCCTGACCCTGATGAGGATGACGGCAGCGCCTACATCCTGCTGCCGGATAAACCCCCTGAGATCACCCCGGAGCCCGAGGTCTTCTATGTCCACCCGGACAACTGGACGGCATACCGCGTCTTCGAGGCATGCATCACACAGTGGCGGGTAATCGCCGGCATGGGCGGCATCATCCGTCAGGGACTCGAATACCCGTCTGTAATGACCGTCATGGATGCTTGGGGCATCAAGAAGCGCCGCAAAATCTTCAACCAGGTCCGCCTCCTAGAGGCGGGCGCGCTGAGTGTGATAAATGAGCAACAAAACGTACCAGACAACGCTGCTAATCCGGGGTGACTCAAAGAATGCTGTGCGCGAGCTCAACCTCACCCAGAGCCAACTTGAGGATCTGACGAGGGCACAGGAGCGCGGCGGCAAGGTATCTGAGCGCTGGCGCAACTCCTTCAACGAGGGCGCAAAACAAGCGGCCAAGTGGGGGGCCGCCGCGGCAGTGGCGGCGACAGCTGCTGCTGCTGCCATGGTCAAGTCTGGGCTGTCCTCAGTTGATTCGCTCGCCAAAGTCTCTCTGCGCCTCGGCATAGCAACCGAGGACCTTGCTGGACTCCGATTTGCCGCAGAGCAGACAGGTGTTGCGTCCGGAACGCTTGACATGGCGCTTCAGCGCATGACCCGCCGTGTTGCAGAGGCAGCAGCGGGAACGGGCGAGGCAAAGAACGCACTGCTAGAGCTTGGGCTTTCGGCGGAGGAGCTGAATAACCTTTCCCCGGATCAGACGTTCCGGCGCGTCACCGCGGCCATGGAGGGGGTCGGCAATCAGTCGGACAAAGTCCGTCTTGCAATGAAGCTATTCGACTCAGAGGGCGTTTCTCTCGTACAGACCATGGCGACCGGCGCGGCGGGGCTTGATACGTTCGCCCAGCAGGCTGAAGAAGCTGGGCTGGCGATAAGTGGCATTGACGCCTCTCGCGTGGAAGCCGCAAACGATGCAATGAGCCGAATCAGTTCCACATTCTCCGGACTTTCTCAGCAATTGGCTATTAAAGCGGCTCCTGCGCTTGAGGCGGTAGCCAATCGCATGACTGACATCATTCGTGAGGGCGGGGGCGTCAACAGCATTGTCGAAAGCATCATCAAGACAATTCTTTTCGGCGCTGACGCCATTGTGGGCGCATTCAACACCATCAAAGCTGCCGGGCTGGGCTTGGTGAACGTAGCGAACACCATTGCCAGAGCAAACGTCTCTGCATTTTCCAAGATTGAAGAGGCTGCCAACAAGCTGTGGAATGCGCTGCCGTGGGTGGATGAGCGGCAAAGCTCAACGATTGGCGCAGACCTTCTCGCATCGATTGATCGCAACATCGAGGAAACAAGCAAGAAGATACGCGCCACGCTTATGGCACCATTGCCGTCTGACTCATACGAGAAGTTTGCCAGGTCTGTAAAAGAAGAGATGGCTGATGCGGCGTCAAGTGTACGTGGAAGTCTGTCCGATTCTGCCAAGGAGGCAGAATTCTGGGCGGAAGACATTGACTTCAGCTTTCAGGCGGCGGCCCAGTCATCGAAAAAGGTCGCGGAGGCAGCAGAGACGGACTCAAAGTCACTGGTCGCCGCGTGGGATCGCGGACTAGAGCGCCTTGATGATGGCTTTGCCGAGACGTTCAGGAACATATTCCGCACTGGAAAAGTGTCGCTGGGTGATCTGAAGGACCTGTTCCTCAATACGCTAGGCGAAATGGCGTATGCAGCTGTACGCAACCCGATCATGTTGTCGATGGGTTTGGGTGGCGGATCTTCGGGGGCTATGGCGTCGGGGGGCGGTGGCGCTGGTGGAGGGATTCTCAGTGCGCTCGGCGGTGGCGTCCAGAATTTTGGCTCCGGAATCTACAACGCAGCAGGGCAGGGGCTGTTCCAGCTTGGCCGGGCGACTGGCAGTGAATCACTGGTGTCTGCGTCGGGTCGGATGTTCGACACAGCCAACAACATGACGGTAGGTGGTGCGCTTGGTGGCATAGCTGGTGGCATAGCTGGTGGCTTTGCATCTAATGCAGTGTTTGGGGAAACCTCTGGCATTGGTAATGCGGCGGGGGCTTTTATTGGACAAGGACTAATCCCTATCCCTCTTGTCGGCGCGGCAATCGGCTCATTCCTCGGTGGCGGCGTTGAATCCCTGTTCGGTGGAGACAATAACGGCGAAAACTCTGGCCGCGCACAGATCAACCTGGGTACGGGGATGTCGAATATTGGCGGAGTCGGTAAGACATTCGACCAGGGCCGCGTCGATCAGGTGGGGGGCTTGGCTGGGTTCGCAGAGCAGGTCGCCTCACTGATCGGCGGCAGCAATGCGGCGCTGGATATTGTTTCCGGTCGATCCGGCATTCGGGTG